ATGGTCTTGATCCACCTCCCCTTCTTCCACCACTTCCACCACCAGCAACTATTGGTTTTGGTTTTGGTCTTGGTAAAGGTGTTATATTTGGTGTTCTTCTTCGTTGCGATGAAGATATATTTGCAGCAGAGTATTTTGGACCCATTGATGCCTTATATTTTGCAATATCTTGTTGTTTTCTAGTTAAATTGGGTTTAGGTTTGTTTCTATAATTCAAATCATTTTGAACATCTTTTAGATTTCCACCCATTTGTTTCATCATTCTTGCTTGAGCATCAGGAGCCATACCTTGTGCTTTAGCACCTTCTAATGCATTTACCATTGCTTCTTTATGCTTTTGTCTCCCAAGTTTTGCATCATTTTCCTTATAAGCACTTGGATTAATAAATCTACCAAGCATTTCTAATGGATTTTTAGTACCAGTTCCTGGTTGAGGACCCCTCACATAATGTAATTTTCCATTTCTTAATGCTTTATGTCCAATAGAAGGTCTTCCCTTATCATCAGTTATTATTGATGTTTTAGGAGCATCTTTAAATTCCTGCTTCTTTAATCCATATCCACCAACAACTGAACCACCAATTCCACCACGACTATTTCTTTCCTTTACCGCATTTACTCCAGAAATATTATCAGCAAGTTTTCCTCCCAACATTGCTCCACCATAACCAGCAGCAAGACCACCCACGATTGCACCAACAGCAGCACCGACACCATTTCCCACTCCCGGAACAATAGTTCCAAGTGCTGCTCCAGCAACTGCACCTGCTTTTGCTCCTGCCATCCAACCAAGTTGACCACCCAAGGCAGAACCTCCTGCTCCTAATCCTGCTTGAACATTTGTTTGCCCCTCATCTTTTCTTTGCTTCATTTCAAGGGCCATCATTATCGCAGAAAGAGAACCTCCACGAATACGACCACCAGGGACGTTCATATTTGTGTTAATTTTTTGAACTGGTGGTTTTGCATTTGTAGAAAGTCCCACACCAGGTTGAGGTCTTGCACTTGAAGTTGATGAAGGTGGTCTAGAAGATGTTGGTGGTGTCTGTGTGGATCCTGGAGATGGAGAACTCACTCTAGTAGTTTTTGATTTAATATTCGCCCATTCTGGGGGTTTTCCATTTTTCATATACTCCCGCATAAATTGTCTATGATATTTTTTATAATTATCACTAATAGGTTCTCTTGTCTTGGGATCTATGCGATCATAAAGTTTTCCTCCACGAGAAGTTGCATCTGGATTGTTATTAAGGTATTCTATCCATAATTTATGTCCTTTTTCAACATCCATCCCAACATAACCACCACCAGCAGCATGAACAATACCATTTGCAATTTTTGGAATATTAGTACCACCTCCAGCAGCATTCATTGATTCTAAAGTACCTACACCATACTTCTTAACGGCACCGGCAGACATAACAAATTCACCATTACTAAGATTTGCAGGAATCTTATCATCTTTTGGTCCACCTGGGCCTTTAACAAGACCACTAAACATTTCTTGAGGTTTACCAGATCCCAATGCAGCACCAGCAAGCATTCCCATAGGTCCAAACATTGAACCCATTCCTGCTCCCTTAAACATATTACCAAAGTTTGCAAACCCCCCACCAGCAAACTTCGGTATTTTTACACTACCACCACCAGAGAATTGTTGAACTGGTTCTGGAGCAACAGGTTCTTGCTTCTTATCTTCTCCACCAAATAGTTTACTTGCACCAAATGCAGTTCCAGCAGTAACAGCAACATCAGCAGCAATTCCAACACCAGTTGCTATTGCTTTTCCTCTTGGTCCACCAAGAAATGATGCTATTTTTCCTGCTCGTTTTAATCCTAATTTTGCAGCAAGTCCAGCAACAAGTTTAACAAGTTTAAATGATCCCTTTACTAATGATCTAGTTAATTTCCCAACAAATCTACCAATACCAGTTCCAAATCTTAAGTATAATGCTAAGAGAGTGGGCCAGTGATCTCCTAAGAATCTTATAATACTTTGTATTTTTTCTTGATTTTTAGGATCACCAAACCATTCAAGTAACTTAATTACTATTCTACCAAGAATAACATTAGTAATAAAATTAACAATTTTATCCCATATTGATTGGAATGGTTTTGTAATTGCAGATAATGCTTTTTTAATTCCCTCAAATGGTTTTGATTCTAAATCAGTTTCTCTTTGACCTCTTCTTCTATTTTCAGCATCTGTTCTCTGTCTGGTTGCTTGTTCTCTATCAAAATTATTAATATTAGTTAAAGTTTCTAATATTGAATCAAGAATGTCACTTATTCTTATTAATGGATCTGTTTGTTTAGAAACTTTTGCAACATTTTTAGTTACATCTTTTACATTTACTGGTTCAACATAATTTTGATAATAATAATTATCTGCAGTTATTTTTCCGGATTTTGCTTTTACAATTGATCCTGTTTTTGGAGGAGATCCACCACCTCCACTAGATCCTGAAGGTGGTGGAGGTGAAGATACTTTTGTTTTTTTACTCGTTAATATTACAAATCTACCTTCTTTATTTCTAACTCTCTTAAACTCTTCTCTTAATAATATATCTTCTTCGGCAGGAATAAATGCTCCCACCATTCTTGAAGATGCTAATTTAATTTTTATTTTTTTAGCATAAGTCTGATAATCCAGTTCCGTTCCAGATTTTAACCTCAGCAATCTAAGAATTACTTCGTTAATATTTTCTGTAGAAGTTTTTCCTGGATTACTATCCATTACCTTGTAGTTTCTGTTTGGACTCTTCTTCCTCTATATGTTGCTTGAGAAGTTCCACATAAACATCTCTTTCCCAAGGTATCAAATTTTCAATCTCTGTTAATGAATATTTATGATACTGCATCAATGAGAAATTCAATTTAAAATAACTCTCAAGATCCATATGAACCATTCCTAAGCGAAAAAACTTGATAGACCCTCAAGAACAACTTCACTTTCAACTTCAGTATTTGGATTTTTTACTTTAATAGTATGAGATAACTTAGGCATAGTCTCAAAGAATTTTTCAATCTGTTTAAATTGAGAAGTATTCATTTGATCCAAGAAATCCATAAGTTCTTTCTTAGTCACATCAGCAGCTGCCCATACCTCATCTTCATTATAGATTTTATTCACACAAGATGCAACAAGTTCAAATGATTGGTCAATTGCACTATTATTTGAAATATCAAAGTTATTCTTAATGAATTGTTCCAATGAAGGATATTTCATTTCCATCATTAGAGTATCATCAAGTTTTATTCTATTTGTATGATTTTCATTTGTTTGAACTTTAATATCATCCACATTAATTTTAACAGAAACACTAGTTTCTTCATCATCAGGGCAAATGATATTTACATCAATTTCTTCTCCAACTGACTTGGCACGAATATTTAAAAACAAATATTCAATATCAAAAGTAGGAAGTGTTTCCACTTTAATTCCTTTGGTTTCAATGCAATTCTTAATGACTGTTTTGATTGCATTTGTAATCTGTTTAGTATCTTCCGATTCTAGTGCAATTACAAGAAGTTTTTCTTCTTTCACTAGAAACGGTCTAAACTTTATAGTTTGCTCAGTTGATGGCAACTCAAGTTCATAAGTTGGTGTAGCAATTTTAGGAAGCATAATTTCTTTATATAGAAACTCAGTTACTTTATTTATAATGATTATGCTAAATTAAAAAAGAGGTATATCTCTTAATCGAGATCCATAAGCACTACTATCCAAAAGAGATTCAGTTCTCAATTGAGTATCAAATACTGTGCCAGGAGAAATATTACCTTTACTTAATGCTACATTTGAAGTAAATCCAAAGTTTGAATTTACTTCTGCCAGTTTTTGTGGAGTTATATCAAATTGAGATTTTGGTACTCCAGTGTCAGGTGTTTGACCAGGTTCGCCAGTTTTTCCTCGTAGATTTAATCCTTGAATCCAATAACGACTATAAGTAAATGAGACCGTACATTTAAGTAACTGTGAGGAATCATAAGATACTGGCATAGAATTAATACTAATCGGAAATGCTTTCACAAAATTATATCTTAACGAAGAACTTCCTTTTGCTTCTTGAGTACCATAAGATCTTTCAAACTTTGTGATAGAAAGAGCATCAGTAGTATAATATTTTGAATAATTGACACGGTAATTATACGCTCTCCTTTCAATATTTACCCCATTTTCTCCATATTGTTCATTCACAGTATATCCAATCCAAGATTCAAAAAAATCAATTACATAATATTCCTCAGCATCTACATAAAAACTAAAATCTGCTCTGTCGTCATACAAGCGGCGATATGCGTGTTTTTCAGTAACTCCGGTAAAATCATTAGTAATATCGTGAGTCTGTAAGGAAGATCCCGGAAGAGAC